ACTAATTTCCATAGGAACATGTAATTCTTTATCATATTTTGCTTGATTTAATGGATTAGAAAAATATTGAACTAATGCTCTACATTCAATTCCATCAACAATTACATCTGCACCTTCAGCACTATAATTTCTTCTTATGTCAAAATTTTCTTTCACATTAGATATAGTTTCTTCTGCTGAATAAAATTGGGAAGAGATATTATCTGTGTTTAACCATTCTTGTCTTGTATTCATAAGTCACAACCTCTTATAAATTATATTAATAAAGAGTAAAGATTTTATTTACTTTACTCTTTATTAACTATTAATTATTAAAATGGTACTTTCGACAATCCCTCAATTCTTAATGCAGAAGTATCTACATTTGCTTTATAATATAATTTACCAAAAGGAACAGGGATATTTGTTCTTTGTTCTCCTGGTTTAAAAACCATTAAATTACCACCAGCACTTGCACTCGCTATATCGAACGAAAGTGTAATTGTGTTAATTGAATCATTAACAATAAGATTAATAAATGCCATATTTAATTCTACATTTTGCTCTTGAATGTTCGCCACCAAGGATCTTCCTATGAAGCTAGTTGCCATAATAAATTCCTCCTTTTAATTATTTAAATTATTATTATATTTTGATAAGATTCAATTCTTTTTCAAGAATCTCTTCAATTCTATCAAAATCCCAATACCAAATTTCTAATAGAATTATATTGTTAATTTGTGCGTATTCTCTTTTACGTTTGTCATGCTCTTGTTGTATTTTAAATTCTTCTTCAGTTTGATTTTTAGCTGTACCATCATGAAATTCTCCTTGATACTCAATTAATAAATTTAATTTTGGTATGTAAAAATCATATGATAATAATCCATTGCCAACACCTAATAATCTATCGTATTTCATTTGATGTATGTAGTAATCTTTATTATAATTGTCATCTAATAATTCAAATTCTTTTTGATCTATTTTTATAAAACCTTTACTAATAAAATCATTACTTATTCTTTCTTCACCCTTAGAATATTGACATTCTGGACAGCGAAAATCACGTTTATTAGAATTACCTATGTCTCTATAAAAATCTTCATGTTTACCATCTGGACATTTCCACCAAACCCATTTACTACCAAAAGGTGCATACTCAAAAGGTGATTTATCATTTTTATCTGACCATAATTCTAAAACTTCTGGATATAATGTTCCAAGTGAATCTAGTAAATGTATTTTTTGATTAACACAATAGGAACATCTATGATTTTGTCCTGTAAACGAATTACATTTAATAATATAACTTTCATGATAATCTTTCTCTTGACAATAAATATAAATATTGTCATAACTATTTCCATAACTTATATCCCAAGGATTAATGCCTAACTCATCATTCTTTTCATAATCCCAATACTTCTCAAGAAAATCTCCACCTAAATTATCTATTCCCCATTGGGCGAAAGAGTTACATTTATTACATTTTATTAAACTATTTTTACTTGTAAATGCACTAATATTTTTAAATTCACTTTCATGCAATCCTCTTGGACATTTAAAATAAAAACTTTTCATTGTATGAGATAATATTTTATTCGGTTTACAATCATTTAATTCATAATCCCATCTATCTAGTACATCTTGCCTATCATTCTCGATACACCATTGTTTAAACGATTTACCATTTTTTAATTTTGTTTTTCTGGTATTCTCTTTACCATATAATTTTATAGCACATTTATGACAATAATATTTCCCATCTTCTTTAACATGTGTTTTATAAACATTTAATTTCATATCTTTAATTATTTTATTGCATTCTTCATTATCACATTGCACATCTACCAATACATTATTTTTATTTAAATCTTTAACTTTAACTATTATTTTAGTACCTTGTATATATTGCATTCTACCACTTGCATTTTTCCTTCTGGGAATTTCATAACCTAAATTTTCAAGATATTTAACATTATTGCCATTTAATGAAATTTCAACTTCTTTAGTTAATAGCGTTCTAATCATTCTCCTTCCTATATAAGAGATACAAATGGGAAAAGACATATGTATAGGCATATATCTTTTAATTACAATATTTAAGTTTGCAACCTCAAATATTAACCATTATAATAATTATATTATGCTTTTGTTGCACTTACTACAGATTGATTCATTGCATAAATTACATATAAACTTGATCTTCCTAATGTACCTGTTGCTCCTGTCGTTACTATAGTAGCAGTAATAGTAGAACTAGAAGTATATTTCTTAAATAATCCTTTATATGCACCAGTACCAGTATCTTCACCTTTAGATGAAATACCTCCAGCACCATTTACATCTGCCACTGGAGCAGTTTTTACATCAACTGCAGAAATATAACCATCTGCATCATCTGCATCACCTACATTTAATGTAGCAGTTCCACTGTTATTCCATACCACAGCATTTTTAAAAATAACATCTAATACAATGGAATTAGCAGGAATGGTTACTGTTGCTGTATATGTGCCAGCAACAGCTGTTTCTGTAAAACTTCTTGATTCAATTAATTGAATCCCAGCAGAATTAGGTATATTATCTAATTTTTTTAATTCTACTTCAGATACTTTTTCAAATTTAAAACTATCCATACTTAATACCTCCTTTTGTTTTATTTATTATTTATATCACTTCTATTATCTTTGATTATTACACATTCTGAGATAGTAGAAGGAAGTCTTCTAACATAATTGCTCGTATCAAGAATTGATTTTCTTAATTGCTGATAATTATTTAAATCTATAGAAAAAGATTCTTCAATTAATTTCATTATTAATAAAATTCTTTTATATTCTTTCTCTGCCCAATATTCTAAATCCATTTCACCTAAACTATTCTTTATTATTATTTTATATTTATTCATTATACTACCTCGATTTTTACATTTCGTAAAATACCAAAATCATATGGTCTGATAAATTGAGATGTTATTATATTATTATTATCTATATCAAATTTAATATAATGATGATTATTAGAAAGGTATTGTTTAGAATAATCTAACATTTCAATAAGTTTTTCATCAGACGGTATTTTATCATTAGAAGATATAATACGAATTGATTTCCATCCGTTACGCATAAAATAATAATTTCTCTTAACTTCTTTTTTATTAAATTCTTCTAATGTTAAATTACCATGTATAACACTTAGATAATGTCCTGACCCATCATATTCTACATAAATCATTTCTTCTGGAAATGCGATATCTAATGATGAAGAATTAACAGGATAATTTAATTTACCACCATATAAATTATTTATATAGTTTTGTTGGGCAGAACAAGGAGCAGTATTATTTTTATAAAGTGTTATCCTTCTTTTAACTTCAGCACATTCTTTGCATCTTTGTCCAGCTTTAAAATTATTAAGACTAATATAATCTTTTCTTCCGCATTCACAAATATAATGCAATAAATCACTATTTTTATGATAAGTAGTTGATAATAATAAACAATTATTATTTTTAAAAGTATCATAAACGTCTTTATAATCACATCTTTTTGAATCACTTCTAATTTTAATACCACATTCATTACATTGACGTTTATTTTGAGATGAAAACTTTGCAAAATTTGTTTTAAATTCATTACCACACGTGCATTTAATAATCAATTCTTTATCATTGCCATAATAATTTAAACTAATTAATTCACAGCCACTTTTACTTTCAATTTCTATAAAATGTTTTACATATTCATAATTAAGAAGTTGATTTTTAGATCTAAGTATTTTTGCACATTCTGGGCATCTATTGCCATTTTTAAAAGAACCAAAAGACATTGGGAAAATATGACAATTTGGACATTTTATTAAAAGTTTTTTCTTAACATTCTCATAGGTATTAGATAATAATAAATAATTATAACTTTCAATATAATCTTTAATATACTCATAAGATAATTTATATTTTCCTGCACAAATACCACATCTTCTTCCTATTTTAAAATTATCAAAACTTATTTGACAATTGTGACCATTATTACATATCATATTTAATTTTATTTTACCATTTATATATTCTGTTGAAAGTAATTTATATCCACTATTACTTTCAAATTCAATATAATTTTTTACATACTCATATGTTAGTTTACGCATTTTACCTCCTTATCAACCTAAATACTATATATTACACCTAATTTTCATAAGAATAAAATTCTTGCCTAAACAAAAAAATCTCTTCTTCAAGTAGTTTTATTGATTCATTTAAAACCTTATATTCTGCAACTTTATCAATTAGTTTATTAAAGTCTTTAGTTCCCAAATATGTTTTAGTATAATCTAATTCTGATTTTCTTTGTCTTTTTTGTTCTAATAACATATTTAAAGCAATTAATTCAAGTGCATCTTGTTCTATAATACCAGTAAATTCTCCGTCATAAGTTCTATTAGCAACAATAAAAACATTTGTATCATCAATATCATTAATTTGAACATTAATTATATCAATATTTAATTTACTAATTTTAATTCTAGGATTAGTAATATATGAAACATCAAAAGTCCAATCATTTTGTATTGCTAATTTTATTTTATTAATAATATCTTCTTTTGTATCTGTAGTTAATAAAGCAATAGTATATGTATTAGAGTTTATTACTATTTCAATATCTCCATCAAATTCTACCTGACTATAAACAGTTATAACCATGTTATCTTCATAAATATTATAAGATAAATCATATGGTACTGTTTTTTTGCTTTTTGAAATACCTGTTTTAAGAAATTGAAATACTTGATCTTCTTTATATAAATAACTTCTACCTGCTTTTATAAAGAATGTATCGTATGCTTCTAATAGGGGAGTAGGCATATTTTATTCACTCCCTTTAATCATCATTTTTATTATCATTTTTGAATGGTAGTTTTGTGTACTCTGACAAGAATTGAATTTTGTCGTAGTCATTTATTTTATTTTTTTTAGCATAATTAACTATTTTAGATTTTTCTTGATTAGTAATGATATTTTCAATTACGTGTTTTTTAAATGTAGCAAATGTTTTATATTCAAATATTTCTTTACACTTTTCATCATTTAATATTAATTGAGTTCTTTTTTCTTCTTTATTATCAAAGCCAAGATGTTCTCTCATTTCTGGATTCTCAATTATTACCCTCGCATGATCACCGTTGCCTGAGCCGATAAAGAAAGGATTGTTATTTTGCACTTGTGTTTCAATCTCCATATTTGGTATATATACTGTTTGATTTGCTTTGATGAATTCATCTCCATCCATAGAATACCTTTCCCATGAGATATTCCAATCACAAAGATTTTTAACCTTTGATCTACTATTCATATCAATAGCCATAAATTTTACCCTCCATTTAACCTTTTTTTATTTTTGGTTTGTTTTATTTGTTTTGTTGTTTAATTGATAGCACATAAACGTAAATAAAAAAGAAGCATATTAGATTGCTTCTTTTAAGTCTGTTAATTTAATTTTTCTTAGTTCACCAAAATCATAATTAAATTCACCTTGCGAATTGATTATTTTATTGTTATCAATATCAAATTTTATATAATGATGATTTTTTAAATATGTACGTGCGTAAGATAATATTTCTAGTATTGTTTGGTCTGAGGGAAGATTGTCGATTTTGCTTATGATCCGAATTTCTTTCCATCCAGAACGCAATAAACCATATGTACGATTTCTTTCTCTTTTAACAAAATCATCTTTAGTCATAGTACCAAAAATAATATTATTCTCATGACCACCACCATCATACTCTAAATAAATCATTTCTTCTGGAAATGCAATATCAAGTGATAGATTCCTTAATGGATAATTTAATTCTCCACCAATCAATTGATTAATGTATATTTGTTGCCTTGAGCGTGGTGCTGTTCCATTTTTATAAAGTGTTTGTCTTTGCTTTGCTAATATTTCTTTATTTTGAGCAGGATATTCAACACCATTATTTTTAAGATTAGTATTTTTAACTCTTTCTCTTAAACATTTTCTACATCTTCCACCATTTTTAAATTTAGCTAAAGTAATACGTGCTTTATCATTTCCACAAGAACATTTATATCTTAATTTATTATCCTCTTGTATAGAATAATATTCTTGCTCTGTTGTTAATAATTCACAATTTTCATTTTTAAATATATTGCATACTTCAATATAAGGTATTTTAGTTAATTTAATAAAATTAATAAATGTACATTCGTCACATTTATTTTTTGCACCTATTTCTCTATTAAAAACAGAGAAGGATGTTTCAAATGGATTACCACAATTACATTCAATATTCAAAATAGAATTAACATTATTATAATTATCTATTGTAGTTATTAATTTACAACCTTTAGATTCTATTATGTATTTTACTTCTTCATATGGTTTACTTAATTTTATTCCTCTTGCTTTATTTCCACATTCATCACATTGTCTTTTCTTTGACTGTTCACTTTTAAATTGATGAAATGTTGTTTGGAAATAGTTACCACATTTACATTTAATATCAACATCTATATGTGTGTTTACATATTCATCTTCAGTTGTTATTAACTCACAATCACTTTTACTTTCAATTTCTATATAATGTTTAATTTCTTCATAAGGAGTTTTTGATTTTTCACCTGATAATTTATTACTACAATCATTACATGTTCTTTGATTGGCACTATAAAATTTATTCCAATTCTTTTTAAATGGATTGCCACAACTACATTCTAACTCTAATAATTTATGAGCATCAATATATTCAGTAGATATTAGTTTGCAATTTGATTTTGATTCAACTTCTATAAAATATTTAATATATTCTATAGTTGGTCTTTCTAATCCCGAACATTTATTACATTGCTTTTTTGAATACTTAAAAGCATCATATGACTTAATAAAATCTTTGCCACATTTACATTTTAAATTTAAATTAACATGAGAATTATTTTTGCTTTGTATAATCTTTTCTTGATTAAATTCTTCTTCTGTAGTAGAAAGTTTGCAACCATTACCAGTAATTTTATCATCAATATAATTTTTAATACCTTCATATGTAAGTTTTTTACCTATACTCATTTATTACCTCCGTAGTAATTTATTTTCCGAAATTATATAATTAAAAATAGGGAAGGAGTATCGGAATTACTCTTTTCAATAAAGTTCATGACTTCTTTATCTATCCCTATATGTATTATACAATTATATTTCTAATCTGTCAAGATGTTATTTAAATTATTCTGCTAAAGAAGAATCGTATATATATCCAATTGTTGGAACGTACTCTGGAATTACATAATTTGAAAATTCCCAATCGTACCTGGTAATTTCTGCTCTCAAATTAATGTCTGTGCTAGTCATCGAGGTAAGCCCCCCACGTAGACAAATTTGAAGGGGGTTCATAGCACCTTGAGGTAAGAACCACAAATCAGTAGTAGGTAATTGTGGAGCATAGAAATCACCAGCAGTATTGAGATTAATCATATTATAACTATTAGGCATTTCTACTACAATGCTTCCTTTGTAGTTTTTGATAAGACCAGTTTTCATAACTTCTTCCATTACAAAGTCAGGAAATCTAAATTCTGTACCAGCAGCTACAACACCAAAATTAGCATATTCACCTAATTTGCTAACTGCACTATAATCACCTAAAATAGTTACAGAAGTGCCAAAACGTCTAGCTTTCTTTCTTACATCTTCAACATTAGTTTTTGTAATTCCCTCTGCATAGTTTTTCAAAGTAGTAGCAGCAGTGATACCTGCTCTTAAGGCATTAATATGAGAAAGTACCATTTGATTAGTCATATCTGTCATAACTTGTTCATTCGCATATGCAAACCCATCTGTTGCACCAGAAGCTAATTCTCTTACATCAAAAATTAAACCGCCAGTAGTAGTTTTTGTATCCATAGTACCAGTTCTTTTCTTAACAGTAGGGAATACAAACGAACCAGAACTTGCCTGTATTCTTGATTTTTCCCCTTGCAATTGATACACTTCGTAGCGCATTTCCTCATTATATCCAACTTTTACAACATTTCCCATAGCATTATTAATAGCCAATCTCTTCTCTAAAGGTTGTTGAATAGTAACAGTTCTAATTGCATTTAACTCTGCTTTTGCTTGAGTGTTACCATCTTCAGCAGCACTAGCCAATAACTTAATCTTGTCCATTACTGTATCAACTTTTTTACCATACTTACTAACATCTTTACCATATACAATATTAGTAAAAATCTCCACATCTTCATTGGGACGAGAAGCAGATAATTTATTTTTTACAATTTTATTAATTTCAATCTGTTCTGCATTCTCACTTAAATTCTTAAAATCAATTCCTAAACTCATATTGAATTCCTCCTATTTTAGTTTTATAATATAATTATTTTATTATTGTTTGTTATTATTGTTTATTACTTTTTTAAAATTAGATATTATCGTTTGCCATTACTTCAACAACATAACCACCAGGAACAGTTCCACCACCAGCATCAATAGTGAAAGCGCCAAAAGTAGTTTTCCTAATTACTTTCAAATAAATTTCATATGCAGATGCATCAGCGGTTTTAGTCCATTTCATAGTATTAGTAGTATCAGCAGTAGATCTAGGGATAATCAAATTACTAACAGCAACATCTGCAAAAGCATCAGTAATTAAATCAGAAGACATATCTAACTGAAGTCCTACTAAATCTTTAAGTCTAAATGCACGAATATACTCACCTGCAATTACTTTGTAATCATCTGTATTCTCAATCTCAGGCTTATCAATGATATTAAACATAACGTAAATATCACCTAATTTTGCAGTCGCTAAATCCGGAACGACTACTTGGGTATCAGATACAACATTAAATTGATAACCATTATATGTATTGGCAATTGCTAATACATTAGGTTTGTTAGGAACCTTTAAAAAATTAGAATCATGAAACTTGAATAAACTCATAATAAATTCCTCCTATTATTTTTATATTTTATATTAATTTATATCTTACCTTCTTAACATTTAACTTGATTAAAATTAATTAAAGAAAGAAGGGATACTACCAGAAATTTTCTTCATTTCTTTTTCTTTAATTGCAATAAACATATCATTCTTAGTATTAACTTCTACAGATGCATCTTTAGCAACTAACTCTTTAAATTTTTTAGCACATAATTCTGCTTCTGCTCTTTTCAATCCTTCTAAATCAACAGCATCTACAAATGATTTAAGTGAATTAACTTCAGATTCTTCAAAACCATTCTTAGTAATTTCTGTTTCAAAATAAGAGTTAACTTCTGCAATTTTTGCTTCTGTTTCTGCTTTAACTTTTTCTTCTCTAAAAGAATTAACTTCTACAATAAGAGATTCTTTTTCAGTTTTTTCAAATTCAAGTAGTTTATTAACCTCAACGATGGTAGTATTTAATTCAACTATTTTACTATCTAATTCTTGAGATTTTTCTGATAGAGTGTTAATCTCTATAGTTTTTTCTTCTAAAGATTTAGTTAAAGTGTTAATTTCTAAATCTTTCACCTCTAAAGATTTAGTTAATGAATTAATTTCATTAATTTTATCTTCGATTTTTTGATTTAATTCTAATACAATTTTTTCATCCATTTTGTTTTTGTCCTCCTTTTTATATTTGTTCATTATGTTTTTTATTGGTGTATTAACTTCGATTCCCTGTTCTTCGTTTAAAGGACTCCAGTTTTCCTCGACTTTAATAGTGTCACCAAGTTTAACTTCACCATTTTCAACTGTGTATATAATTTGAAAATACTCACCAGTTTTATCCCAGCTTTTCATAATAAATGTTGATATAGTTGGATAAAATTTATAAACATAATAATAACAATAATTTGATTCATTATCATTCATTTTTTTATTAAACTTATTTTCAATAATTGTTGAAATATCACTATAATTCATAGCATTTATTTCAATGATGTTTTTATCTTTATCATCTGGCAAAATATTCACCTCTTTTTTCTTAAGTGTGTTTAACTCAAGTAGTAAAGCATTCTGATCGGCAGGAACTTCACCTATAACGAGTGCATGAGCAGAATATTGATACAACTGAGGAATTCTTGCTTTTTCTTTCCATCCTCCATCATATATGATTTTTTTGTTGCCTAATGATTTATCTGCACAAATCTCAACTGAACCTTCTACAGATTTACCATTATCATATTCTTCTTGTAAATAATCTACTAAAGTTGGGAATCTCTGATCATAAATATATCCTACTCCTACTAAAGCATCAATTATTTGATTATTTACTTCAATATTTTCTGCTATATATGCATTTTCAAAAGAACCAACTACAAGACTATCTTCAAAAATAACCCTATTTTCTTCAATAATCATGTCACCATGACTTCCAAAAGGTATTTTATTCTCTCCATCATCTATGAATTGAGCAACAATAGGCATTCCTTTTACTGATTCTATATTATTTTCTGTATACCCCTTATCCCAATGAATACCATTCCCATTATAATCAGATAAATCCTTATGAATTTCATGTAAAATTAATTTAATAGGCGTGCGACCCGCTTTAGCTGTTTTTTTAGATATTTCTATAATTGAATTATTCATTTTTTATTTTCTCACCACCTTTCAATGAACAAATATAATTTGTTAAATATATTCCCAATGTAATTTACTCCCATCTTCTAATTTTCCACAAGATTTCCTTTTGCCTTTACAACATCGAGATATATGAGAATCACTACATCCCATAACTCTAGATGCTTCCATTATAGATTTAAAAATTTGATTAGTTTCTATACACTTAACCATTTTAGACGTTACAGATATAGATTTAATTGTCATGTTCTTTAAATTCTTTGCTTTTTCTTCTTCCGAGTTATAATAACACCATTTTATTTTATTTCCTTGTTTTAAATATCTTATAACAGTAGATGAATTAACTTTTATAATTGTAGCTATTTCTTTAACGCTATATTTATTACTATTCCATAAATTACATGCAATTTTTACAAAACTATTCATACAGAATTCATGACATTCTAACCAATCAATATTAGACAAATCAAATAAATCATTTAATTGACTAGATAATATGTTATTTTTTATGTATTCTAATTCACTTTTTAAACAATCAATCCTAATAACTTTTATTTCATGTTCTTTTGCTATTTTATCTTTGTAATCATCTATCGCTTTAGATTCTTCTGCTGTCTGGTTATTTAATGGATTATATTTACCATGTCCTAATCCACCATCCATCTCAAAAATATATTTTTTATTATTTAATTCAAAATAAAAATCATATCTTTTAGGTTTTATCCAATCTGGTGAAAATTCATATTCAAATTCTATATTTAATTGCTCAAATAGATTAAAAGCAAATTTATTAGGATATGATATCCCATCACTACATTTATTACAAGATAATCCATGTGTTCTAACATTAGATATACTTTTATTTTTTAATATAGTCCCACAATCAGGACATTTGAAATTAACTTTTTTATTACTACCTTGAAAATATTTATATCCATCTTCAGAATCAGCTAGCAATTTAGCTAATTCAGGATTAATTGTCCACATATCATTAAATCCAATTAATATTTTTTGATTAGCACAATAAGGGCATCCATGTCCAGATAATAAACTTCCAGCAGATGGTTCCCACTCACCAGTACATTTTAAACATTTAACTAAAATATTATTTTTAATTGTAGTAAAAGTACCAATAACTATTATATTTTCATTTATTGATTTTATATTTTTTATAAACTCATCATGTTTTCTTTTATAAACACCTGCACATTTAGGACACCCATAACCATTTAAAAGTGAACTAGGAACGGGACTCCATTCATGATTATCTATAATACAACGACATAATATTGGAATATTACTTTTTATATATTCTCCTAAAACATATATATTAGTATTAATTTTATTTAATTCTATTTTAAAAGTTTCAGTTGTATATGTTATTGATTTAATATATATACCATTATTCTTTTTTATATTTTTTAAGAAAGAATTTGGTTTTAAATTGATTATTTCTTTACTTATTATATCTTTTATTTTAATTTCAGTTTTACAATTTTTATATTCTTCAATAACTTTATATCTATTATGAATAATCTCATCTATTTCATTTTGGAATTCTTCTGTAGTTTTTTTAAAACTTCTATGTTGACAAAATTTACATCGTTTTCCACTTAAAAAATCATCTGGTATTGGATTAATATAATTTAAACATTTATTATGTTTCATTTTTATCTTTGTTCTAGCATTAATATATTTACCTATTACTTCATATTCATCTCCAACCAATTTATAAACTTCTTCAATAAATTCTTTATGCGTTTTCTTTTTACTCATTATCCATCATTCCTTTCTAATGAATTAACTATCAAATAAATCATCTCATCCCTTTCATAACTTAAAATTAAACAATAAAAGAAGGAGAGCGAAAGGGACTCTCCTTGTCAATAAGGTTAATTACTCCTTATTTATCTTTTATAATATTATTTTTGACTTTTAACTTTTTGATCATTGCTCTTTAAATTTTTAGTAGTTAAACCAGAATCTTTTAAATCATCATTGTCTTTTTTAGGTCTACCTCCTAAATTATCATCTGGATTAGGAGTATCTGCACTATCACTGGCTATAAAACTAGTTATATGGGGTGGATACTTATCATCAAACCCAAGTTCAATTTCTTCATCACAAATACTAAGGTAATCATCTGGATCAAATCCTGCTGCAGCAATATAAAATTTTCTACTTCCTCCCGTTGTTAAATAAAGGTCTTTAGCTTTTTCATAAACATCTTTTTTATTCAACCAAGTAATAGGAAGAAATTTTATATCTATATAATCTTTAGGTAAAATACCTAAATGTTCATTAATAACTCTTGTTTCTTCTCTTGCTATTTCATTAACATATTGAAAAACTTGTGCAGATATTAAATCTAAATTAATTTGTAAACTTCCTAAATTAGCACTATTACTTTCAGCATTTAATGCAGAACTAGCAATACCTAAATTAGTAGATACTTTTTTCATATTTTCATCACTCAAACTGTCTTTAATTAATGAAGAATCTTTACTTAATCTATCTATTTTTGTTCCAGGTGCTAAACTAAGTGTTGATATTTTTGCAACATTGCCACTTGTATTTATTTTAACCGCATTTTTAAATGCTTCTATTACATTGTCTTGTTGTGTTTTATTTAATGAGCAAGACCCAGTTTTTTCACCTTCAGGCAAGATGATATAGTATATACTACTTGCTAATTCACTAATTAATTGATATTGACTATCATCATAATCATTACTTAGTTTCATATCAGTAAAAGCCGAGATTCCAAAAGGAATACCATGAGCATCAATTTCATTTGCTTTAGCTTTTAAAGCAATAGTTTTCCTATAATCTAATATAAACCATCTTTTACTAGAATCTTTCCTATAATCCATATATGCTTTTACAAAAGTTTTAGGGAAATTTTTTATCTCATTTAATAATCCATTTAATTTAAATTGATCAAAATACATCATATCAAATGCAGCAATTGATATATTATTTTGAAATCCAATAATTTTACAGTAATCTAAATCTAAAGGTTGAATCATAAAATTATCATCTAAAGATAAACCTTCTAATCTATCAATACTTTCAATAGTAATCATTGAAGTATCTATTTTCTTATTTGATGCTGAAGTATCTCTAAGAATTCCTATATATTCACCATCGATAAGTAAATGTCGTAAAATATCTCTAGTTGTCCTGTCTATATTCAACATTTTAAGTATTGTATTAAATTTATCTTTTTTTTCTTTCATTTTTGGTAATTTACTTCTTAAAGTTGTTATATAAGATAGAGTAGGTAATGCTATGATTCGATCAATTGTTTGACCATAAATCCCATTAGAACTATATGACTGTCTTGATATAGTTCGCAATATTTCATTATATATCATAGGATATTTTACATACTGTTTTAAATCACTCATAGATATATAATCTGTATCTAATCTTCCTAATGAAAAAGAATTATAAGACAATGAATTCAATTCTATTTCATTAGAATTAGATAGTGGGATAGTAGATTGATTATTTATATTATTAGTATTTATTTCTGTTTGTTGTGTTTGAGGATCTTCTTTTTGTTTTTTTGACAATTAAATCCTCCTTTCTTTATTAATATTATTAATTTTTATTGACAATTATAATTACAATGTGTTATTATGAAAATGAAAATACAAAATCATAATCTGAATCATCTTCTTCACTTTCTAAAAATAAAGAAATGTAAAATAATGGATACACTAATGCGGAGTAGCGATCTTTGTCTAATCTTTTTATAACTGGTTCAACAGTTATAGTAGTTTGTGTTTTCTTTAATTTTAAATTAGCAACTTCATCAATTAAAAATTGTACTTGAATACAGGCCATTTCAATATCACGTAAATAATCTTCTTTAGAATCTTTTGGTAAATTATCTTTAATATCATCAAAAGATTTAATTAATTTTAATGTATTAGATTCAACATAATTAATAAATGTTCTAATAATATCTCCATTAATACCCTGAGATTTTAAAACATAAAGAATTTTTGGAGCATTAGAAGATTTAGATTTATCTTCTGTATTAATAGTTGCCCATGCACCATATTCCTGATTTGTTTCAAAATCAGTAACATCTTCAAGTAATTTTTCTACCAATCCTTGACCAATTGTATTTCCATCAATTACAACAGCTTTAACTCTTGATTTTATTATATCTAAATTTCCACCATATTTATAAAATACCCTTTTAACTATAATTGATTGTTCTTCATAATTTAATCCATTAGGAGGATTAATTATATTATGTAATTGTATTTGTCTAATAGAACCACTTGTATTTCTTATAATTTTTAAAACAACTATTGATGTCTTATTATTACTTTCAGAATTACTTCTAGCTACGTCTATCCCAATTACATATTCACATAAATCATAATTTCCTTTTTTATCTCTTGGGCATTCTAATTCAGGAGGAATAACAACTCTTGCTTTAATTAATTTACTAATATTTATTAACGCACCGTCACTGACACCGATCCAATCGCACAAATAATTTTGGCGAAAACGTATAATATTATTTTTTCTTGATTTATCAATTACTGATTTTTTTTGTCTACCAAAATGAACAGGAATAAACCAATCTGAACCAAATACAAATGATCCTTTTAAATCAATCATATCTCTGGACATTTTTAATATTTTTTCATATTCATCAGAATTTTTATATCCAGATGTTGAATATCTATTAATTTGACCATTTAATTCTTCTGGATCAGTTTCACCACTCATTGTCGTTCTTGCAATGTTAAAAATTGGCTCTATTGCATCATCATAAGTTTCTTTATCAATTAAAGCAGACTCTTCCAATCCGCCTCTGCGCTTTCTCAAACCTTTGCTTTGTTGCGAATTTGCAAGACTATCCACAATACTATTATTGACAAATTCAACTTTACCAGTATCTTTTGTGAAACTTGCAGACCTAATATTTTCTGCAAAAGATGGATAGAATCTTAGAATTTCATCATGTTTATCCTTCCAGATTTTAACAGCAGATTCTTTAGTAGATGCTGTTACTGAAGTAGATATATTTGGAAAACAACAAGCAGTATGATATTGATTCATAACGTGCAATAAAGTTTTTGATATTCCTCTTGGAGCACAAAAATAATTTTCTTGAAAACGAGATATTAATCTAAGCATTACTCTTTGATGGAGATCAAATGTTAAACCACCAGTTTCTGGTTTATACATATCCCAAAAAATATCTGGCATCCATCTAAGAAATGAACATAATTCAGCAAATTGTGAAATATTTTTTGTTATTATAGAAGAATTATATTCAGATGCTTTTATAGGTGATTCAAAAGAAGATTCGTATATATCATATCTATCTTTTTCATGTTTTTTATTTTTAGATTCAAAATTAGAAAAACTTGCCATTATATATCACTTTCCTCATAAATAGGTTCTTTATAAACTTTCCCTAAATCTCTGAAAACATTATTTCTTTTTATTTTTTCATTCTGTATAGCTTCTTCGTTATACCCTTGTTGTATAAAAAATTCATTAAGCATTTCATCATAAAAATTCCAAATATCTCTATATTGTATTCTAGATTTATCTTCTAATCTGCGAATATAATTAACAACACACCAAATTATTAAATCTGCATCATCATATGGTTGTTCTTTAAGATGAGGTAGAGTAGGTATTATACCAATTTCTGATTCAACAGCTTCAAATAATTGAGGTAATAAGTCAACACCACCGCTAATGTCTGATTTAGATAATTGAGAAACATTTATTTTTGCTGCTGTTGCAGCATCTTTTGCCATTGATGCCCATTCTTTAGCTTCTTTTACATCTCCTCTTGCAGTTGCTAATTCTTCTTTTACTCTAAATCTAATATAAGTAATTAATCCTTCTATATGAAAAGATGTTTTTTCTCCATAATTATTGATTAATTTATTCCATTTTTTTTCAAAATAATAATATTCTTCTTTTGAATACCCATAATTCCATTTATCTATAATATTATCTGTGACAATAAAATTATCAATACTTGAGTTAGAATTATTTGTGTTTTCATTATTTACACTATCATAATTTAATTCATTTTCTATTTCAGGCAAAAATTTAGAATCTGCCCAACCTAATATACGATACTGAACCATTTGTATGTTTTTAATATAGCAACCCCACGTATCTATTTTGTCTTCAAGTGAAGATTTCCATAAACTATATATAAAAGGACGATCAATAAGTCTTAAAGTTTCTTTAACTTTATCTAAAGTAACATTCCCTTTTTCATCTGCAATCATTTTTCGCAAACAAAATTTACAATATGGTATTCTTCCACTTTGATGAATAGGATTATAACTAATATAATATTCTGAAGGTTTTTTAGGTTCTGTACAAGCAGCACAAGTTATTTCTGTAACTTTTTTTTGTGACTTTGCAGATGTACTATTATTTTTTTTTAATGGAGGCAATTTTTTCACTCCTTTAAAACATTTATATATTTATATTTATCATCTAATAAATGATCAAATTCAAAATTTTTATATCTTTGTGTAAATTCATTGAATTGTTCTGGTGTATTCTTTCCAAAACCATAATTTTTGTGAAAAATTACATGCAAACTATCAATAATACAAACACCAAGATATTTTTTATGTTTTTCAATACATTGAATTTTAAGGGTTTCTAATTCATCTTTTTCATATTCAGATATTGATTGTTTAAAAATTAAATTATTTTCATTTAAAATTTCTTCTACTATTAAATCAAATCCATATAAAT